TAATTGCATTTAATTACAAATAAAATCGCTCGCTTCGCTCGAAGGGATTTAATGCCTTCACTTCGTTCATCTCTTTATGGAGACTGGAGGGACATGTTAAGGACCAACCCCAGGACATCAGAGCCTTCACTTCGTTCACCATCTAAGGGTTCAAGAGCTGAGACCGTGGCGCTTGGCGCTTGGAGCATGGTGATTAGATCTTATGGTAATACGATACTTGGTAATACGATACTGGTACTAATATCGACACTGACCTTGACATTGGACAGCCTCTTACCGCTAATCGCCATGCACTGTGATTTAGTCTTAATCTTGCCAATAATAATGGTGACTATCATTGTCAATCTTACTTGCTTCTGTTATTCTATCTTATTCTTCTGGCTTCGGATGTCTGTCTCTATTCACTAAGCGCTGTAGCTAGACACAGGACAGGAGCCTGGATCAGGAAGGGGAGGGGGGGCCTTATCTTTTATTTATTCTCTCCCTACTGTGCCCTCGGCGCCTGGGGCCAAGTGTCTCGTTTCTCGAAACACTAATTTAAAAAAATTTTTTAGGAAACCTATACCAAAAACACTCGAATACGTCAGCGCTTGGCGCCAGGGGGTTTGTCAGTGTATATTATGGAAGGGCCACTTTGGCACAACCTTGGTCCCCAGGGGTCCACCAGCCAACTTTAAATAAACTTGGATAATTCATCACTTAAGCCCTTCCTGTGGGGCTAGCACACGCTGCATCAGCCGTGAGCACACTTAGGGCTTATTTTCAGCCAACATATCACCACGTCACCAAGGTTTGTCAATTATGGAAGGTCCATTATGGTAGAACCCTCTATCTGGAAGATTTGGTTATTAGTTGGCCATTCCTTATGAATAAATATCATATGTAAGACTGTTTACATTCCCTCAAATTCATGATATAGTCAGACTTTAAGACTTAAAGTCCACAAGAATAAGCGAGGGCGTCAGGGTGAGTGTACTACAGTTATTGCGGGATCATAAGAAGGACGAGCTGTACCATCCGCTGTGCTCTTTGTTGGATTTAGCGGATGAGCCAGATGCTACGGTGCCAGATAAGATTTCTATCCACAAGACGATAGCTAAATATTGCGAGGCGGAAAAGAAAGCTATTGAGTTTGTGAATACCGACATAGCGCCAGTTAACTTCAGATTCCTCCTTGGAGAGAGTCCATAATGGAGGTAGTCTACCAGCCATCAGTGACCGGTAGGCTATTTCACATGGCCGACAAATATGTGAAAATCATGTTTGGGCCCATTGGCAGCGGTAAGAGCATAACGTGTATAATGGAGATGCTGCGAATCTCCATGTTGCAGTCTCCCCATAATGGAGTGAGGAAAACGAGATGGGCTGTGATACGCAACTCGTATCGCGAGCTTGAGGATACGACCAAAAAATCGTTTGCTGATTGGATTGACCCTTCACTGGGACAAGTGAGCGTGCAGAATAATACGTTTCTGTTGAAGTTACAGTTGGACGATGGGACTAGCGTGGAGGCTGAGTTTTTATTCAGAGCGTTAGACAAGCCTGGGGATACGAAGAAATTACTCTCTCTGGAACTAACGGGGTGCTTTATAAATGAGTGTCGCGAGATACAGAAGGGTATATTCGACGTTGCGTGCTCGCGGACTGGTAGGTATCCTGCTGTCCGTGACGGTGGTTGCGACTGGTACGGTGTTATCATGGACACCAACCCACCGGATCAAGACCACTGGATTTATCACTTGTTTGAGGAAGACTGCCCAGACAATCACCAGATTTTCCATCAGCCTTCTGGGATTAGTGAGACAGCGGAGAATGTGGAGAACCTGCCACCCGATTACTACACTAATATGATGAAAGGGAAGACCAAAGAATGGATAAAATCGTATGTCCATGGGAACTACGCGTTCGTGGCTGAGGGCAGGCCAGTATGGCCCGAGTACAAGGACGATCACCACTACGACGAGAAGGTGGAGTTTGACCCACGTCTAACACTGTATATTGGTATAGACTTTGGGCTGGACCCTGCCGCTGCGTTCGTACAGGTCAGTCCTTCTGGTCAGTTTCGTGTTATCGATGAGCTCGTGACGGTGAGAACTGCTGACTTTAATGGTATGGGCGCTAAGAACTTCGCTAAATTACTGAAGCAGAAGCTAAGCACTCGTCCATATAACGGCTGTACTGACATAGAGATTTATGGAGACCCAGCGGGCGAGGCGCGTAGCCAGACGGATGAAATAACTCCTTTTATGATTATGGAAGAGGAAGGCATCGTGGCATGGCCTACGCACACCAACGATTTTACCGTACGTCGTGAGGTGCTGGCTAATAAGATGATGCAGTTGGACTTTACTGGTAATTACGCGTTTGTTATTGGTCCTAAGGCCAAGATGATTCGCAAAAGTCTATCCGGTGGGTATTGTTACAAGCGCCTTAACGTATCTGGAGAAGAGCGATTTAAGGACGTGCCTGATAAGGCGAGCAAATATTCCCACTGCGGTGACGCTGTACAATACGCCGGGCTCGGCGCGCTAGGCGACGCGGAGATCATTGGCGGGTTTGGAGACCAGGAAATTGACTATAGTACAACCAACAGGATGATAGTATGATAGATGACAGCACCATACTGTCGATAGTCGGGAGTGAGCTGGCTGATACGGACCTTACTTCAGAGGTAAATGACCTAGAGGAGTCTCTCGACTATTACCTTGGTAATCCTATGGGCAACGAGGTTGAGGGCCGGAGTCAAGTAATATCGACTGACGTGGCTGATACCATCGAGTGGATCTTGCCTCAGGTGATGAAAAGCTTCACACAGAATAACGAGGTGGTGATCTTTGACCCTACTGGAGAGGGCGACGAGCTACAGGCTGAGCTAGAGAGCGAGTACGTGTATGACGTGCTGATGAAGCAGAACGATGGCTTTATCATTTTGCACCAGTTTGTGAAAGATGCGCTGATGCAACGCAATGGAATCCTCAAGGTTTACTACAACGAGGAAGAGAAAGAGGAGGTAAAGGAATACACTGGAATTAACGAGCAGCAGCTTCAGATGTTGCTTGGCACCGAGGGCACTGAGCTCACAGAGATGAGCGAGTACGAGGGTGAACCTGTTATGGGACCAGCTGGTCCTGAGCCACAGACATGGTATGATGTCAGAGTTAAGGTTACGAGGGTAACTAAGAGCGTCCAGGTGGACTCAGTGCCTCCTGAGGAGTTCCGGGTTAACAGCTTTCACGACAGTATTGACCTATCTACGGCACGATTTACTGCCCACGTGATGCTGAAGACAGCATCTGAGCTTAGAGGTATGGGCGTAAAGGATGCTGTCATAGAGCAATTGAATGCAGGTGTGGACTATACGGAACGCACGTATCGCTTTGCTGCGCAGGACGAGGACGAGGCACTTACATACGACAGCAACGACCCGTCGCAAGAATTGTATGAGATCGCTGAATGTTTCATGTTGATCGATCTTAATGGTAATGGCATCTCCGAACTAACTAAGATTACTGTTGCTGGAGGCAATACACCTTCGCACGTGATCTCTGTAGAACCTATCGAAGGTATGCCGTGGGTATCTACTACTACATTCCTGATGAGTCACAAATTTCAAGGTCTGTCAATCTTTGACCGAGTGAAGCAAATCCAGGATCAGAAGACTACCTTATGGAGAAACATGTTTGACAACGTGTATCTCCAGAACAATCAGCGTAATATCGTAGTAGAGAACCAGGTAAACATCGACGATCTACTGGTAAGTCGTCCTGGTGGCATTATCCGAGCCAAGCGATTAGATGCTGTGGCTCCTCTAGTCACTCCTCAGATTGGCGATAACGTCTACAAGATGATGGACTACCTGGACAGAGTTCGTGCCGGGCGGACTGGCGTTGATCCAGATGGTAATGGAACTCCACAGAATATTGGTGATAGGGTCGGGTCTGAGGGCGTAGATCGCCTCATGACTGCTAAGGAAGAGCTCGTAGGCCTTATTATTCGAGTGATAGCAGAGACAGGTATCAAGCCTCTGTGTTACAAGATTCGTGATCTTACTGTTAGTCACATCGATACAGTAAAAGACTTCAAGTACAAAGGCCAATGGCACAAGATTAATCCAGCCACATGGGGCGACAGGGTTAGCAGCACGGTCAGGGTAGGTACAGGCACTGGTAATCACAACCAGCAGGTATCAGCAATCAGAGAGATTCTCCTGATTCAAGAGAAACTTGCTGCTGATCCTAATCAGGTAATATCTAACCAGAAGAAGATATTTGATACGCTCGATGACTTCTGTAAGTTCTCGGGCCTTAATGGAGCGACGAGATACTTCATTGATCCTGAGTCGAAAGAAGGTCAAGAGATTCAACAGCAAAAATCTGAGCAGCAGAGAGTTCAGCAAGAGCAACAGCAGAAGATGGAAGCTGACATGGCTCAGGCACAGAATAAGCTTGCTGATGCTGAGATGGGTAAGGCACGTGCTCAGCATCAGGGCGTTGAGTATAAGGCTGAGGCAGATCAAGCCAAGAATGCTCTCGATGCTTACAAGCTCGAGTCTGAGGGCGATGTCAAAGCTCTGCAGCAAGAACTAGATCAAGTCAAGATATTACTGGAAGAGCAGAATAGGTCTGAGCAGCTCGAGTTGCAGTATGAGCAATTAGAGACTAGCACTGCTTTAGAATTAACACGAATTGAGGCTGGCATGCAGGGTAATGATGCTGGCTACAAAGAGAATAAGTCAGAGGTAGAAAATGCTTGATCACGAGAGAGAAATTTATAACGTAGAGCTACTGTTAGCGGGTAGAGCTTCGAAGGCATACGAATTATTTTTTAAGGATTTCCTAGAGAAAAAGCGTGCAACATTGTTTGAAGCTTTTCAGTCTCTTGGAAATACCGACAGCGGAGGTTTAATGGAGGTTAAGAGAATGCTACATACTCTTAACTCATTAGAAGAGGAGATCAATACCATAATCAATTCGGGCAAATTAGCCCAGAAATCACTAGAGGAAGAATAGAATGAATCAAGCTACTAACTCCAACCCTATGGCGAGCGTAGACCGAGTTCAAGAAGTGGCAGATTTGCTAACTTCAGACTTATCACCAGATTCAGTAGCGTCTCCAGATGGAGATCAACTTAAAGAATCCACCGTAGATAAAGAGAAGAATGATGTTGAGTTGTTAGATGACGACGACACAATTATTACCGACGATGACGATGACGACGAAATCATTGACGAGGACGATGATGAGTTAACAGATGACGACGATGAGGAAACTCTCGAACTCAGCGATGACGAAGACCCTGAATCATGGGGTGCAGCTTTAGGAGTTGACGATGCTAACGTATCGTTGGACGACGAAGGCAATTTTAATGGGATCGTAACGAAGGTTGAAGGGGTTACAGAAACTGTATCTCTTAAAGATCTTGTTTCTGGTTATCAGAACAACAAGTACAACAGTAATAAGTCGAAGTCTTTATCAGAAGAAAAGAAGGTTTTCGAAGAGCAAAGTACCCAGCTAACTACAGTAATGTATGGCAAGGTTCAAGATCTGACCAATCTTATGGAGTATGTGTCTAAGAAGTTCGTGGATGATAACAGGGCTATTAACTGGGAACAGCTACGAATCGATGATCCTGCTGAATACGCAGCAATGCGACAGGATCAGGCTTCCAAAGCACGTGAAATCCAGGATGTCAGTGAATTAATGAACGCAGAAAAAGCAACCTTGCGTGAGAAAGCGCAGAGTGAGCAAGATGGCAGTCACCAGAAGTACATGAGAGAGCAATACGATGTCATGCTGACGAATAACCCTGCTTGGAGAGAAGAGGAAGTTTACAAGTCTACAATGAGCGACATGAAAAACTTCCTTACCGAGAGCTATGGATTTCGACCAGAAGACTTCGATACTGTACAAGATGCCAGACTTTTCGAACTTGTTAAAGATGCTATGTCATTCCGTAAAGGTAAGATAAGCGCTGATACTAAGCTTAAGAAGAAAGTGCCTAAATTTCAGAAATCTAAGAACAAAACGTCGGGTAGAAAAAAGGTGTCCAAGTTGGACAAGTTAACTAAACAGGCTAAATCGTCTCGAGGCTCTTCTAAGCGTGGAGCCCAGACAGATGCAGTCACCGAACTATTATTAGGTGGATAAAAATGAGTACTGCAAATTTAGATAGCGCAAACTTAAAAGCCGTAGAACATGGTGGCTTGATTCGTGAAGACGTCATGAACAAGATTTGGGACATTTCCAAAATCCCTCTTCCTTTCACAGACATGGTTGGCACTGGTTCTGCCAAGCAAGAATACAAAGAGTGGACCACTGACGAGCTGGCCTCGCCTGACGTCACAAATGCTGTGGTTGATGGATCGGATGCAACTGGCAATAACACAGCGACTGGCAACAGGGTAGGTAACCATCAAATTCAGGTGGCCTTGGCGGCGTAAGCCTCAAGTGAATAATTCCGTGAACTGCTGGGACATCTTGTCAAACCTTAATGCTAAAACAGAAAGAGTGATCTTAAATGGAAAAGCTTGAGAAATTAAGGGTAGAGACAATCAGCAGCCAAGCTGCTTCGGGAGAAGTAGAAGGTCCAACGACTAGGTCACACAGTCTAGAACAGACGATGAAGGCCCACGAGCGCGGAACAACCAAAGTATGTACTGTTTGTGATAAAGAGAAAGAGCAAGACGATTATTATTTCATAAAAGCCAGAGGAACCTTCATGGCGCACTGTAAGAAGTGCTATGGAGATAAGATAAAGGCTAAACATAAGGAAGATCCTAGTAAGCGAAAGGCTAAGTCTAAAAGGTATCGCGATAAGCACCAGAGCGAGATCAATAAAAGACAAGTCAAGTGGACCAAAGATAACGCGGAAAGAACTAAAGAGATAATTGAGAAGTGCCAGATTGAGAAAGCAGGGTCACCTGCAGCTTACCGGCACGAAGCTTACCTCAAAAATCCCGCTTCCTTTCAAAAGGCTAATATCAAGCGTAGAAGATCAGTCATACAGGCAATGCCTCCTTGGTACGATGAGGACGAGGTTAATAAGCTTTATATAGCTTGCAGACTGGTTTCACAGGTAACTGGCGTATTACATCATGTGGATCACATTATTCCACTGAATGGTAAGAACGTGTGCGGGTTTCATGTGCACACAAATATGAGAATAATAACTGCTGCTGAGAATCTTGCAAAGGGTAACAAATTGGTTGATGATATAGTCTCGTCTACAGCGAGAGTTGTAGGAGCAAGTGATTAAAATGTTGCTCATAAGATTAACGCACCAAATCTCTGATAAAATCGTACGTGTATCTTATCGTGCTGATGCGTCTGATACCATCGGTCGTGCCAAGGAATTATCTTACCAGGTAATGCGTCGTCAGCAAGAGCTTCGCCGTGATGTTGAGGCAATCGCTCTTGAGAATCAGGCTTCTGTAGCTGATAACGGGGACGCGATCGCAGGTAAGGTAGGTGGTCTTCCTTCATGGTTAGAGACCAACACTGTTCTTGGTGCTGGCGGCGCGGTTGGTGGTTTTGACCCCGGTACTGGCTTGACTGTAGCTTATACTCCTGCAACTGCTGTATCGGCACTGTCTGAGACAGCTGTTCGAGACGTGGTTGAAGAAATCTACAACAATGGTGGCAACGCTACTAAGTTGATGACTATTCCTGGTCTCTGCCGTAAGTTCTCTGAGTATCTGTTTACTTCCTCAGCTCGCGTTGCTACTCTGATGAGTGATCAGGGCAAGTCTGCTGAGAAAGCTACAGCTCTTGGCTCAGTTAATGTATTCGTGACTGATTTTGGTACACTGGATATTGTTCCTAACCGTCTACAGCAAAAGCAGACTACTGCGGCTGCTGACGATTCAGCGATCGTGTTCATCCTCGATCCTGAGTATCTGGAATTGTGCTACCTTAAAGGTTACCGTACTGATCCTCTGGCTAAGACTGGCCTGGCAGAAAATCGTCAGATGTCTGTTGACTGGTCTCTTGTTGTTAACACTGAGAAAGCTCACGGTATGATCCCTGACTGTGACTTTACTGCTGAAGTGGTGGCGTAATATGGTAGAATCAAAAGAACTAAAAAAGCCAGTAAATCCTCTAGCCGGCAAGAAGTCCGGCGATAAGGTTAAAGTTACTAATACCAGTAAGCAAACTTTAAACACCTCCAAAGGTGCTATCGAAGCCGGCAAGTCCGGTGAGTGCACTGTAGCAGAGTTAAGAACTTATGGTTCTTTCCTTGAGCTTCAGAAGAAAACCCAGGAGAAATAAGTGAACGACGTAATTCGGAGTGACATTCATTTTCAGGAACATACTGGCGAACTTACTCATAAGAGAACCCAGCCCACTGAAAATATTATATTGGAACGAAACAAAGAATTGCGTCGTAATCCTGGGGTGATCCAGGACCTGGGTGCACAGTCAGAAGGTGGAGCGTATGGGCGTCAAGTGGCGTCCGTACCTTTCATTATGTACGAAGAAGCCATAAGAGATGGCTACGAATTAAATAAGGGCGATTCCAAACATCGCTCTAACGAAATGATGAGATTCCTACGGTCTGAGAAAGGCCAATTATGTTTGATTCAGGGGAAAGTATAATGCCAGGCAAAATGTGTAGTGGTTTCGGTAGCAGATCTGCAGCCCTTCCTAAAGAAAGCAGAGCTTTCTGTGAGGGTCAGTTAGCGAGGTCTGTAGGCAAGGCTATTGGAGATAACCCTCATGCAGGCGGTAATGCCAAAGACAGTTGGGACTGGGGATTCTTCTTAATCGATCAACAGGCCCCAACAGACAATCCCGCCGTAGGTGATTGTTGTGCAGCTATTGTTTCAGTAGGAGGAGTCCCTGCAGACATATATCCTCGATGGGTTGACGCTATCCCTGCTGTCAGTGAGCCGACCAGTGATACATGGGACATAGACCTTAATAACTACATTGCTTTTGGTACTACCCCTATTACGTACACGATAGATACTGGCGCATTACCTTCTGGTATAACTCTCGACCCTAGTGGAACTTTCCTAGGAGTTACAGAAAATGTTGGTGCAGGCTCCGTTACTTTCATAGCTAGTAATGCTGGTGGCGATTCCGCAAGAAGCCCAACCATTGATTGGAATACTACATCATGACACGTAAACCGCTAATGCTCATGCGTAAGAAGAACCTATTAGGACCTTTCTACGGAAGATATAAGGGAACTCCTCCAGGCAAAATTGCTAAGCCTGCAGTGAAGCCACCCGCACCCGCACCTTAATGGGACAGTGACATGGACTATCAAGAAATTATCGATCTAGCGGTGAGTTATTCTGATCGGCCCAGAGATACTGAGTTATTGGACAGGATGGATGACTTTCTCAGTATCGTAGAAGCCAGAGTAAACCGTAAACTTAAAGTGCAGAAGATGTCCAAACGCACTAACTTGATCACTGTAGAGAGTCAGGAATATTACGGATTACCTGTAGACTTTGCAGGTATCCGCGATATTGAGACGCGGGTCGATGATGGAACCAATGGAGAGGCGTCGCGAACAAGGACTACTCTCCAGTATCTGTCGCCTGAGCAAATGAATATCGCGATGGCTACATCTAGCAATATCTACTATACGATAGTGGCGAACCAGTTACAGCTAAGTAATGTAGAAGGCGGACTGATCCTTGAACTGATTTACTACAGTAAACTGGTTCCACTGACAGCAACGTACTTTAGTAACTGGTTATCGGTAGATAATCCTGACACATACGTATTCGGACTCATGGTAGAGATCAGCTCTTTTGTTAAGAACCCTGAAGCCAAGATGTTATGGGACCAAAGGTTCATTGATTCACTAGGTGAGATAACCAGTGACGATTCCGTATCCAGATGGTCAGGAACAGCTCTGAGGACTAGATTAGGATGACACAAGTAGGTAATTGGGTATTAGAGAACTCTGATACCACAGGAACAGGCAATATTACCCTTACGGGTAACTTGATTACTTTTGCTAAATTTCGTGATGCGTTGCCAGCAGGTGACATCTGGTATGCACTGGAAGATGCCAATGGTAATCGTGAGTCAGGACTCGCTATATTTAACGGGTTAAACGAACTTATTAGGTCAGAGGTTTATGCCACAATAGTTAACGGCGTATTTAGTGACAACAGTCCTACTCCTATCGACTTGTCAGGAACCTCTGTCATCTCTTGTACGTTCAGTGCAACTGCGTATGAGGAATTAGCGAATCACTTATCTGATATCAGTAACCCGCATAGTGTGGTGGCCAGTCAAGTAGCATATGATCCTAATGAGGATCCAGTATCTGGTAGCACCAATGTGCAAACAGCTATGCTTGACCATGGTCAGAGCATTGAGCAGAGAGTCACGTCCCTGTCAGGTGTGATTGCTGGCGGTGAGATAGCGTGGCAATCAACGTCTGAGTTTAGAGTATTCGCAGGTAACGGTGAGGTCGTAGATTCGCACACCGATCCTAGCAACTCGAGCATAATTCCAGTATCATGGAGTGAGACTGTAGAGACTCTGCAGACAGGCGCTACGATAACTGGAATCACAAACATCCTCATGACTGCTGCGGGAACTGTATTACAGATTCCAGGTAATATGGCGCTATCAGCACCCAGAGATAATATATTCCTAGGTATAGCAGATTATATCGACGGGGTGTTAAATGACGTCGTAACAGCTCCATCCGTAGTTAAGCAAACAGCTACTGATGTTTATGACCTTATGGTAGTTGCCAAGAAATTAGAAGGATCTATAGTATTCCCCGTAGATAATGCACTATCTTTCTGGACATCTATTGGTACAGCGTTTTTCCCAGGAATCAGTTGGGAAGAGGATAGTGCAAATCCTAACGTACAAGCACTAGATCAGATAGGTGATAATACCACTCCAGTATCTTTCTATATAATGGATATTGACGGAGCCATTGGAGCAGAGCTAACAGAGTTTCCTAAGACGTTTAATCCCTCCAGTGGCGTACACACGCCGTTGAGTGGTAAGACTGCTACTATTCACAAATTATACAATATTGGCATGAATAATGGAAAGAGAGAATTCATCCTGTTAGAGGGCCAGATCGAATATAGTAATGCTAGTAAAGCTGTAGAGAGATTACAAATAGATGCCCACGATACTGCGTACCCCGATGAGACGGCCCAACTAGTTCTCTTGGGTTATATAGGCATAGGCAATGATGCATCTGACTTTGACAACGTGGCCAAGGCATGGATAGCAACAGGAGGTGTCACACCTTCTGGTAGTGGCGGCGAGGGGTCATCGGATCACTCTACATTAATCAATCGAGGGATTCCAGATCAGCATCCAATAGAGGCTATTGGAACGAGTGGTGGTGATCAGCTAGCTGATGTAATAACAGCCTTAGAAGCTGGCAAAGTAGACAAGGATGTAATTAATACTATCACCGCTTCTCACACCTTGAGAAGTGATAGTCCAGGATTCTTGCTGTATGAGAATGACCAACCACTAGATGGGAAAGGCCTAAAAGTAATCCTCAATACTGGAATTCTTAGCTTACAGACAATAACTGATACTGGTTCAGCTATATATGACGTAGTAAAAATAGATAGAGCAGGTAATGTGTCATTCGCAGGAGTAGTAAATGCCGTACCTGCTATAGGCAATGCTCAGGTAAGGGCAATAACTACAAGTGGTTCAGCAATACTGCTGGCCGTAGAGTCAGATGGACAAGTCCAATTCAGACATGGAGACAGCGTCGGTGCAATTGGAGATTTAATCTTAGTTTCTGCAAGAGGTGGAAACGTACAGCTTAACCGAGCAGCTATTCCTAGACTCAAGTTATTAAGCAATAAAACAACTATTGTAGGGAATCTCGAGTTAGAGCATAATGGCACGGATGAGCACTCAAAAGTAACCGTGCAGGGCCCTGCGGGTTCTGGAATACTGCTAGCTAATGCGACCACTGGTCAAGTAGTACTGAGACATGCCGATGCTGCAGGAGTAGACGGGGATATCATCCTTCGATCTTACCCAGGTGGAAACTTAGAGCTTAGCCAGGGAGATATAGTAAGACTACTCTTAAATTCTATCGGTGGAGAGTTGATAGGGCAGTGGGATGTTGGACTAAGGTCTATTACAGAAACAGTACTATTAGACTACACTGGTACAGTAATTGACGGCGCAAACGCTACCGTGTATCAGCATGGCGCGTTGCCAGGAAGTTTAACACTATCTGATAACCTAGAAACAGGCCAAGCAGCTTTGATGATGATCAATCAGAACGGTCACGTAATAACTCATCCTCCGAATATATCGTGGTATACGGATAGTGGGCAGGCCCCGACACAGATACACTTTTATAACGTATTTGTATATTTTAGACTTCATGGTAATCCAGGGGAGCCCGGCCTTATAGGCTGGGCGTGCCAGAGCTGATGGTTACTGCAGCGATGAAAGCGATACTGTCTTCAAGCGTTGGCGGAGCTCCGCCAGCAGAGATCACTGGTTTAGTAGATAGGGGCGGAATAGTACATAACGTCGATTCTGCTGTACACGACTTTAATGGATTTCAGATAGGCGCGGCATCGGAGGATCGGTACGTATATGTAGAGTATTCTAGTCTGTGCAGGAATATCGGGGTAGATACAACTGTACAATCTATAACAGTTAATGGTGTTGCTACAACGTTTAATCAGTATCCTGGAGCCTCTTTTGGAGGTGCGTGTGCGCATGCATGGGTAAAGGTACCTTCTGGAACTACAGCTAACATTAAGGTAACTAGCAATCTAAATACGACAAATGGGTATGCCAGAGTCTATACGTTTAATGCTGCAGGTACTCTTACACTTCTCGATCATCACCAGTATTTATGGCCAGCTAATACTGTTCCGTTCGTAGTGAACGATATACAGTGTCAGAATAAAGGGCTGTTATTTGCTTTTGCTATCCCGAATGCTGCGGGTAATAATGTAACCGTGACAGGCTCATGGAATGGAGTTGACACGGCAGTAAAAGACTACCAGGTTAAGTACTCGCCTGATGGTGCTAACGGATCAGGGTTTCACGTATCGCCAACTGAGGATTCTACGGTCAGGGATTTCTCGTTCAGTGTAATGGACGGTGCTACATTTATAACCTTCGTAAATTCTTTTGGAGTATCTTAGAATGCACATGATCAAAGATGTTGGGGGTATTCCTGAGGTTTACTCTTTTGGATTGCTCAGACAGGACAACCCTAATGTCAGTTTTCCTATGGATCCAGCTGCAGAAGTTATAGCTCCTTATGATGCTTACTACGTAACCACTCTCGATGAGCCTCTGTATGATGTTACTACAGAATATCTGGTTAAGGATGATATCACGGAGATATCTCCTGGTGAGTGGGTGCAAGGTTGGATTGTTACTTCATTGTCTCCCGAAACACTACAGTTTAATCTGGACAACCAGATTCGAGGTGATATCTATGATGTCGTCAGACCTCACCGCGTGATAAGTGCATTGATACATAGTGCCAATGGTGATCAGGTACCTCTGCAAACTGTGGAGTTAGGCCTGCAGCCAATTATGACCACGTATAGTATCTCTATGGATAGAGTAATCGAGTTGATGTTCGGGTGAAGACTTTCCTACTAATGATAGCATTATCTTTACAAGGGTGCTATATACTTATTGTAGAAGATAATACTGACCGCAGAGACTCTAATGGAGTCACAACCAACGAGAAGGCTAAATAATGTTTGGTATCTCGTCATTCGCTTTAATTGTCTATGCTGGGCTAGGAATTCGCCTTACTCCAACATCAGAATTAATATGGGCAGATCAGTGCATAGAGGTTAGCGGTTGGAGCGATCACTCTACTGATTCCATATGGACTCCAGACATAGCAGAAGAATCATCCTGGGTAGATCAGCCCGTTAATCACATAATGACTGAGGAGTGTCAATAATGCCATTAGAATCGGCAACAGTAATCGCAGAACTAGAAGAGACATATCCTCTTGGTGGTGATCCTACTGCGCAGGGGGATAACCACCTGCGATTGCTTAAATCAGTACTGCAGTTACAATTCCCTGGTGAGTTGGGTGGAGGTTTCGACATACCTATTGTAGCTACTGAGACCGAGCTAAATCACTTGGTAGGTGTCTCAGACAATATCCAGGACCAGTTTAATGCCTTGGGCGTAAGGATGGATGATCTGGAGGCCTCACTGAATGCACCTCCTGGAACAGTCCTAGTATTCTACCAAGCTGTCCCTCCACTTGGCTGGACTCAGATAACTGGTCACGACGATAGTATGCTTCGTATAACTGATGGAGTTGGCGGCGGAGCTGCAGGCTCTGACAGTGGGTTCAGTTATAGCTGGGCTCATAATCATACAACTCCAGCTCTCTCACTTACAGAAGCTCAGCTGCCTTCTCACTACCACCACGTTGCTAGGCTTGCTACATCGCCCAGTAATGAACCAAGTGCAAGCGGGTATCTGCAAACAGGATTTCCTGTTAGTCACCAGAATGCGTATGCTCTAATGGGTGGTACGATTGCTCCTGATGTATATCGCTCATCCAGTAAAGGAAGTGGTCAAGCTCACGCGCATGGTAATACTGGAAACCAGGGCTCAACCTTCACTCCTAAGTATGTCAACACAATTATCGCGAGCAAAGACTAGTGAGTGGGCTTGAGGAGGTCCTCACGTGCCCTCTGGGGAGCGAATGCAGAGAGGTTAGGGATAACAAGCTATATAAATGCGCGTGGCTAGTGGAGCTTGAGGGGACTCACCCACAGACGGGTGACAAGGTAAAAGAGGACAAATGTGCCATCCAATGGATGCCGATCCTTATGATTGAGGGTAATGGGTCTATGAACCGCTTAGGTGCCTCTATTCAGTCTATGCGCAACGAGACTGTTAAGAGACAGGATGTCGCTCTTAAGGTTATTGATAGTATGGGGACAAGCAATGACTGAAGTCATAACTGTAGACAATATAGGCCTGAAGGGCATAAATACAGATGTCGCTGCATGGTCCTTACCTCCTGAATTTATAACCCGCGGCGATAACTTTAGAATCTATGCTGGTAGCATCTTTGCATCTGGTGGATATGCTGAATGGTCGACCGCTCCAGAGTTATTCTTCCCTGGCTATCTGATGCATACTGGTTCTCTGTCAGGAGATTACTGGGTAGTTCTAGGAAGAACTAAAGTATACTCATTTGACGGTCAGACTTGGACAGACATATCATCTGTCGAAGGCTATACCAATCTAGGCGAAGACGACGAACTGTTGTGGACTGGTTGTGAGCTAGCCAATATACCTATTTTCAATAATCCTCGCTCTTACCCAGAATACTGGAATCCTAAGTCACCTGGCCAGGTACTCCAAGCACTTAACTTTGATTCCGGTCAAACTTGGGAAACCAAGGCAATCTCTTGCGAGGTAATGAGAAGCCATAAGAACTTCTTGATTGCCTTAGGAATCCATGAGGGAGGTATTGATTATCCTCACGTTGTGAGAATATCTACAGCAGCCGATATCAACGGATTACCGTATACCTGGGACGAGACTGACAAGTCTGGCCTAGCAGTAAGATTTCAGATCGGTGGGGATAGTGGTAAGATCATTGATGGTAAGACCTTAAGAGACTCGTTTGTTATCTATTCCGAGAGTGGAATAGATATGATCACTTTTGTTGGCGGTGAATTTCTATGGAAACTCACTGAATTATCGAGTACTGTCGGCGTGCTGTCAAAGAACAGCATCGTGGAAGTTAAAGGCCTGCATTATTTTATCAGTGACGGCGATATCTTAGTCAATAATGGTACGACCATTAAATCCATTATGCATGGCAGGATCAAGAGATCGTTTGCTACGAGGATCAATCCAGCAAGATACCACACGTCTTACTCAGTTATAAACAATAGGCTCAAGGAGATATGGTTCTGTGTCCCTACTGACCTGGCCTTATATCCTAACAGAGCATATATTTACAATTGGACAGACGATAGCTGGTCTACTCGTAAACTGCCATATGATTATGATACAGGCACAGAGGTGCTAATAGATGCTACCTCCTTTATTGCTTACGGTGTCCAGACTGAGCCACAGAGACCGTGGGATAGCTGGGAAGGCACGTGGACATCCCAGCTGGGTATATGGAAAGGTAACAACATATCACCTCTCGACTATACCTTGGCAGGCGTGATGCGAGATTCTTCCAGGATCAGACTAATGGATCCTGTTGACAAAGCAGATTCTCCGTATGAACCTGCTATTATAGAGCGAACCTCATTCCCACTGGAAGGACACAGAAACGTAACCACTATCAGTCGCGTGTATCCACTCATGGTAGGCACCACTCCAGTGGAAATAAGTATGGGATCGCAAGACTATCCTGGTGCGCCTGTTAGATGGAAGACTCCGGTAGTGTTCTTGCCAGGTAAGGATCGTAAGATCGACGTTAGAACTACAGGCGAGCTGCATTGCTGGAGGATCGCCAGTATAAATGAGTACAAGGATGAGTCGATTGATTCTGGAGTAGGCAATTGGAGCATATCTGGTATGGTGATAGAATATAGCTTGGATGGTGCTAGATAATGGTCTACATAGCAATTGAGCCACCACCTCTTGGAACGGATGAGGACTTAACTTCATACTTGTTTCGAGCTTTCCAAGAGATAGCCGAGGCGATAAGTAAAGTCAACAAATTGGACATTCGGAATATCTTACCGGATAGGCCTCAAAATGGTGGTATGTATTACTTTGGACAGATAATCCTCCCAGATATAACTGGGCCAGGATTCTGGGGATACGAGGAGGGCGCATGGGTCAAGCTGTGAGCATTGACATATCCACCATGTATATTGACTGCGAGCTGTGGGATGAGATAGCACCGTTGCTCAAGGAGGCCACAGACCTCTCTAATGGTGAGGATACGCTGGACTGTATAAAAGAGAGAATTGAGGATAGTGAGACGTACCTCATGGTTATCAGGATCGACGATAAGATCACGGCAGTAGCTACTATGGAGGTGCATGAGTATGACTCGGGGCTTAGAGCTTTGTTCATGCCTATGGTAGCAGGTACTAAAATGGATATATGGGCCGACAGATTACTTGAAGAATTAGAACGTAATGCGTTCAAACTACGATGCTCAGAAGTCAGGGGTTTTGCTGCTAGACCTGGCTGGCAGAAGTATCTAGGTAAACGAGGTTGGAAGACCTTACATACGATTGTTGGAAAGAAACTGGGAGAATGACATGAGCGGTGGTTTGAGCGGAAGTAAGAATAAAAGCAAGAGCAGTTCTCAGTACCAAGATGAGGTATGGGGCGGACAATCACCTTACTTGGGTGACTTATACCAGGGTGCTGGTAACTTGTTTGATTGGTCTAACCAAGGTATGCAGGGCAACGCGCCTGACGCCTCGCAGCGAGCGGATGATATCTACGATACCACCAAACCTGCATGGGAACAGCAACTCGGTGGTGGTGCCTATCAAGATATGGGACTCCAGAAATCTCTAATGGATTCTATCAGACAGTCGAATAATAACCCGTCTGCTATGTCTGAGATCAATGCCATGATGATGGGAGGCGAAGGCAATAACTATGCCGATGCCATGAAGTCTCAGTATATGGATGATGCCAATAAAGCCCAAGAGCAAATGATGGGTAATCTGGATGCTCGTGCAACAGCTAGTGGCATGTCTGGTGGCTCACGTCACGGCATTACTACTGCTCAAGGCATGGATGATATCAACAGCAATCTCCAGCGAAACATGGCTGAGACTGGCTACAATACCTTTGATAAGGACCTTGACCGTAAGTTACAGATTGCTGGTATGGCAGACCAAGGCACATTATCTAGACAAAATATGATGATGGAAATGCTTGGTAAGCAGAATCAAACTACTGGTAATGCTATGGGATATGGTAGTAACATGCAGAATCTTGGTATGGGCAGTATGAATCCTTACATGTCACCATGGAATGCAATGGGTCAGTACGCCAACGTAATCGGCAGACCAACAATTCTCGGGTCTGGCGATAGTAGAGGCAGCTCTAGTGGCAGGTCATTCAGCGCGAGCGGAGGCAAATTCTAATGGGTTTATTCGACATGTATCAAGGCGTTAATCAGCAGTCTCCATTTGGAGAACAGCCTCAGCGCATGGGGCTTGCTGATATGCCTCAGCAGGCACCAATACAGAGTAACTATCCTATGACCGCTCAAGAGAGAGCAATCATGGAGAAGGAGGAAGAACTCGAGAGGCTCAGACAAACCTTTGAAAGTGACGAGCGTGATAAGAAACGCGCGATGGCTATGAAATATACTCCAGGTATAGGTAGTGGCACTGGTAGTGGCCAGGGTAAAGACATGAGCCAGTTCGCTAATGTCGGCAGTCTGATGAATATGTTAAATGGTATGAAGTCACGAGATGGCCAGCAGCAACAGCCCTACCAGGACTTCATGCCTCCAATCAGAGGCCTGATGGGCTAATAGGAGAATAGCATGGGATTATTTGATTACGAGAAGAGTGACCATGATAGGTTCTCTAAAGGGTCTACTACATACAGGCGTATGTTAGCAAAAGAGTATACAGCTAATCAGGAGCGTCGAGAGAAGGAAGAGATGCTCAGAAAGCGTGCTGAGTATGCTAAGGCTAACAAAGCTCAAGAGCTTGGCGTCGAGGGATTCGAGGGCGCTCCTGGTACAGGTATCTATGCTGAGGGCGTATCTCCCATGCAGCGCTTCCTATCTGAGAGAGCTCATGGACGTCGTGGCAGTCAGTTAGAGGGTATGTCTAAGTTAGGTATGGACTCAGGCTCTGGGCTCGAGTCTGCCATGCTTAGGAAAGGCAGTGCTGAGAATCCTCGTATTGCATATGACAAGTATTACCTTGGTCTGTCAGACGAAGATAGGGAGAAGGTAAACTTGTCTAAGCGAGCAGATAAGGTTATCGATGTTGGCACTGGCTATACTAACCAGCGTGGTGAAAACATTGTTAACAAGAACCTTAAACTGACTGGGCAACGTAAATCGGAGGGATTAGACATCGCAAACCGCCTTACCACTCATGGAGAATCTATGGGTATCATGGATAACATGTACGACACTGTCAGTTATTCCATGGATAGGGTTGACGAGTTAGCTCAGAATACAGGAAAGACCACTACAGGGCTTGGAGGCTTGCTTGCTAAGATTCCAGGGACTAACGCAAAATTCTGGCGGGGCCAGAGAGATACTATCGTAGCCAGATTAGGTCTTGAGCAACTAGCTAAGATGAAAGCTCTATCTAAGACTGGAGCATCAGGCTTAGGCCAGCTATCTGAGAAGGAACTTAAGGTTCTCCAGGATCAGCTTGCTAATCTCGATCAGCTACAGGATGGAGAACATATTAAGAGAGGCCTTAAAAATATATATTCTCAGATGGCTAAGTTTAGGGATGCAGTCAGGGAGGATCAGAAGACAAATATCGACTGGTACAATAAGAACTCTGGCGATCTTAAAAAGTCAAACGTCTTTGATAATACTAGATATCTCGGTAGAATAAAAGAGCATAAAAGTAGAGTAGCATTACCTGAGAGCCTAGGCGGTAATCCTGGGTCTAAGGACTTCGATCGTGAAGCATTCAATGCCAGACGAGCAGCCAGAAACAAGGGGAAATAAGTCATGGGAGTTCCAGTATATTTTGGTAATGGGTTCTCTATGGAATTGGAGCCTGACGATGATTTAGATGAAATAATGGACGAGCTTGTTACTCAAGGGCTTATAGATGACAGTACGCAACTAGTGGCTCCTCCAGAGAATGACGTAGATCGTGAGCGATCTAAAGGCATGGGTATTGGTGAGATCGTCGAGGGCGTACTCACTGAGATGGGTCAAGGTGCTTCAGCAAACTTCATGGATGAGGCAGCTGGTGCTACCTCTGTCTTCGACCCTAAGAAGTCTTACGAGGATACCCGTAACAAGTTCAGAGAGAACAGTAAGCGATTTAGAAAAGACTATCCTATTGGAACTGCTGCATCTCAGTTTGCTGGCAGTCTATTACCTCTTGGAAAGTTCTTCCGAGGTAAGAATGTGGGTAGGAATATGGAGATAGGCGCCGGGATGTCAGGCCTTGACTATGTTGGTAATGTTGATGAGATGAAGAATATCAATATTCCCGACATGTCTCTCCAGATGCTTATGGGTGGACTAACGCCAGCAGCTACGAAGCTAGGGGGTAAGGCACTTAAGTATGGTAAGAATCTAATTACTAACAGGTCAGGCCAAAACATTGAAGGCCTCATGGAAGAGATTTCTAAGAAGACTGGCCGCAGTAAAGAAGAGATAAGAGAGGCAATCGAGAATGCAGATCCTCGCTACGCTAATACGGAATCCATCGTGGACCTCTTCAGTAATACTGCTCCCTATGCCCGAGCCGCGAGAGAGGCTACAACAGACTCCTCCATATTGGGTCGTGTTAGAGCAGACATGGATCGCTCGCCTGGGGCTAAGGGCAGAGTGGCTAGTAATCTCGTAGAGAATGACATGTATGGACCAGTCAAGCATGGCTCGCGTGCTCGTACTAAGACAGCAGCTGATAAAGCTTTTACCAAGATAGATGAAACTAATTATCAGATGTCTGAGAAGATGTATGACTTAGCCAATAAGAATCCTGCGGTTGCTGAGGCTTTAGAGGAGGTCATTCCAAGCCAGATGGGATATGCTAGAACCATGGGAGAGCCATTAGAAATATCTGGAGAGAATCTGCGACGTGTCAGGATGTCTCTTAAAGATACAATGGATAATCTCCGCGAGCGTGAGGGCAGAGTGGGCGCCTCTAAGGCTAAGAAGTTAGAGTCTGTCGATGCTGAATTAGCTGACGTTATCGATGATATAGCTCCTGGATATAAGGCAGCAAATAAGACTTACTCAGATAACTTAATCGACGAGGAAATGCTTCTAGCTGGTAGAGAGCACGGCGTTAATAAGTTAAACATCGATGAGCAGCTAGACTTTATTGGTTCTTTTAGTACGCCAGGTAGCAGTAAGATGTATGAGACTGGGCTGACATCCAATCTTATGGATAAGCTAGGTAAGACTAGAGAGGAGTCACTTAGCGCACTGAATGCTGCTAGTTCATCTAACTCTAAGAGAGTCCTTGATAAAGTCATGGGCGAGAATAGAACCAAGTCCTTCCAGGATGCTATCAATAAAGAGAGGGCCATGCAAGCTACTGAGAAGGTCGTGATGGGAGGTACTCCTAATCAGCTTAAGAAGATAGCGCTGAGTGGTATGGGCGGAGACCCAGGAAATATGAAGTTAGCTCATCCTAAAAAAATGGGAGGTGACGCTATTTCACAGGTGGTTAATAGAGCCTTAAACCCTGAGCTCAGCCCCAAGGTAGCAGGTAGAGCTTTAGAACTCTTGACCAACCCCCAGTTAAAAGGCGAAGCTATGGAAATGTTAACCCGAGAGTTTGGTAGAGAACAAGCTGAGATAGCCATGAGAATCGCCAACACCATAGGTGTCGGCGGTTTGATGAGAACTCCTGAAGATATATTCAGGAATGATGAGAACTAAACATATCTCTCACATACTGCATGGAAAGGGATTCCAAAGTCAGTATAGTAAGCGAATGAGACAGTTGCTGACCTACCTACGTAAGCCTCGGGGTTAGCAACTACGTCTCTCTTCTCTTGAGCCGTACCAGGAGCTACTGTAGTAAATGTATCTCCATTGGGTAATCTGAACACTAGCTTGCCTTTCCCTACCTTATCCTTTACGACATCAATAATTGGAAACTCTGCATCGTGTCTGAACTTGACCTTGAGGAGTGACTTATCTCTCTTCCCTGGTGCATACCCAGCATGGTCTAATCTCACCATGAGACCCTCATACCCTCTACCTCTGGCATTATCCAACTCAGCCTTAAGGGTGTCAGGATTATAGGTCCATGCTGGCTCCAGTATAACAGACTCTCTAAATGGCATAGCGCTTAGCGCTGCGTGCCTCACTGAGTACGAGTCATCCATCACTAGATCATACGCATGGTATCGCAGATCAGTCGTGCCACTCTGGTATTTCCTCATCCTGGAGCCAATGTCCTTCAGAGCCATTCCATGGATGTAGACCTCACCATCAATGGTCTGGCCTTCCTCGAGGAACTCTAGCTCGTCAGTGATATGCCCTAGAGTGTCGATGCTTTTACCGTTCCTGGTGTAAGCGATGAGGTCTCCGTCAGACCTCGTGACCAGCATGCGATTACCATCAAGCTTCATCTGGACAAGCGCTCCCTCTACCTTAATCTTCTTGGGATTGATCTTGTCGAACCTCTGAGCTAGCATAGGGGCGTAGGTGTCCATACCATTCTTATTGACATTACTCCTGGCTAGCTCTCTAGTATCATGGTATCCCTTGTCCCTCTGCTTATTTATTCTGGAATTGACTCGAGACTGGATCTGCTCATCTACGGTTCTACCAGCAAGGCCTTGAGTGATGTGCTCATTATGGGTGATATAATTACCTCCATAGACACCCGTCTTAATGATGATTACTTCGTTATAATTAACAGCGATAGACCAGACTCTAAGCGCTCCGAGATTATCTATTTTGTAAAGAGTTATCACCATGTTTCTCCAGTATTAATCTTACGTAAGCAATATCTTTCATGTAAATATGGGCATCAGTAATGGTTGAATAGAATGACCCGATATCACGCCCTAAGCGCCGCGCGACATGCTCCAGTAGTTTACCTTGGAGGTACATGTCTAGTTGTGCGACCGTAGCCATATTCTGCGAGCGCATAAGACAATGCGCGCAGAGCTTACCTTTATACAAGAAATAGACCGTACCTATGGTACATGGATATTCTACGGTCTCATCTTTATTCAGTAACATCTGATCGTTGGCATCGAGGATTAGCACAACTCCCCTTCTGGTGTCAGGATTATCATTGAGCTCCTCGATTAGAGCATCGATCTGTTTGATTATCCTTGGCCCGTAGAGGGTATTGAAATTATCTGGCAAGCCAGAATCCTCAGACTTCTTATAGAATTGGCTAGTACCTGCCCACTTCTTAAAATTCTCACTGGCATTAGTACCTCCACTAATCATGAACTGCCAGAAGCTCTCTGCATACTCACGGGTGATCCTTCCTTCTATGGAATCGAAGAAGTCATAGCTGGAAGCATCCATTACTAGATACGACAGTGCATGCGTTCCTACAGTATCGCCTGTCCTAGATTTCTTGGATTCAGTTGGCCCATTGTATATCACGCGGTTACAGCTTAAGAACGCGTCCATAAAGGTTAAACATTCAAGTGATTTCATTACTCTCGCTCCAGTTCTTGTTTTTAAAGATCCATACTCCGTAACCATTTACGTAATATGGTTTAGTTCCAGTAAGCTCGTTTAAGAAACCTTCTGGTATACATGCCCCGCCAGACCAGAGTCTAAGCCTGAGGTCTAAGAAATCGTCGTACTTGTTCTCTACAACGATTATGTATCTGGACTGACATTTCTTGATAAACTTCTCGATATTCTCCAGTGAGAATAGGTGGAGGAATTCTGAAAACATGGTGACATCAGCTACAGATAGATCATGTCCATACTCCTGGTGAATATAACTTACGCCTGGCAGTTGGTCGAAAGCTCTTTTATCTATAACGATCTTTACTGGTATATCAATCCCTGATACCATACGACCATTCGCTCCTCCTACATCCAGTATGGAACAGGCAACGTAGTTCTTTAGCTTCATCTGAATATTGATAAACTTGACTACTTCTACCTTATCTCTAGCCAACTCATCTATCAGTAACGGGTATAATTCTGTTGGCTTAGAAAGATCACCATCTAGTATTCTCTGCTTGACTTTCTCATTATAACTCATTTATTGCTCCAAATATGTGTCGTCAGGTCAAATGTGGGGTCCGTCACCCAACTTAAATGTATAATCTATAGTAACATCAGAGGGTTAAATTGAGAGCTCCCTGGGGATCCTGAGGACCTCCATGCAAGTATCCACGTGTGACCACGCAAGACCTCGTGACTCCCATAGCACTGCCCCAGACTGATCTGTGTACTTCTTTTCAAATACGATCCTGGTACAGCTAGTGTCTAGTAACCTACGGACACATGCCAGACAAGGACTATCAGTGACGTAGACAGTCCTGATACTGTAGATATCTTTACACTTCGCTATAGCCACGTCCTCAGCATGCCTTGCAATACATCTGGAAGTATCACCAGATTTATCGAAGGCGCCAGGGCATGGTGATTCGGGATTACAGTGTGGGATTCTACTGGCTACAGAATTGTAACCGGTTGATATGATATTCTGGTTGATGTCTACTAACACGCAACCTACTGATCTTCTATGGCAGGTAGCTCTTCTTGAGACTGCTTCTGCTATACCAAGGAAGAACTCGTCGTTACTAGGCCTACTCATTCTCGTATTCTCTGGCACAGTCTTTGCAGTAATCTGTAATCTCTTGCGATACAAGTCCACAGTTAAGGCATACAGAGTGTACCTTTATATCGTGGTCTTCTAGTTCTCGATCATCTTTGAATTCTATGTCACACTCCTCGCATATAAACTTCTCTATATGGAAAGGGCTACGAGGATCGTCGTCATAATTTCTTATGTCATCTGGATAATTACTCATGGTATTCTCCAAGGAGGCCGTCCCTGGCCACGTGAATTATAGAAGCTTTCTAGACAACCTGAGGCCTATCAAGCCAGCACCCATAAGAGCCAATGGTAGAGGCTCAGGGACGTTCTGAGTGGTAATACTGTCTATTGGACGAACATCATTCGCAGATACGCTCATCTGGTCATAATTCCAATGGCGATTACCGTCGTCATTACCTATTACATACAGGTTGGCATCAACGAAGGGGTCTGTCTCCCAGTACATACCAAAGTAGTCAGTACCTCCATTGAGGACCTCTTGGCTGTAGTAGGTATCACCGTCACTGATAAAGAAGAACCCAAAGGTCATATCCGCGAGCGATGTGTCAATAGACCCGTACCGCGTTGCCGCAGTTTGAGCCGGATTATCCCAGACGACATTACTGGTAGTTCCGACAGAATCGCCAGCCCTGAAGATATCCAGGGAGCCAGTGATAACGTCATTATCCAAGTCATACTGGTAAAAACCAAAGGTATGATCTGGAGAATTGAAACTGCCACGGTCAAACGTCAGAGTAAACCCTGAGTCATCCATAACATCATTGGAGTCAGTGAGAGTCCAAAGCTCGTCACCTGAATCCGCTATACCATTATAAGTAGAGGGATAGGCAAGAGCTGTAGAAGCTACAGCTGACAGTGCGAGTACTGTTAATAACTTTTTCATGATTGTACCTCGTAAGTAAAATTAATGAAAGGTTCTGTTACCATAGATTCTCCTGATTGCGGGAGGCCCGTCCTTGGGCCAGGTTGGTCTAGCGACTTTCTAATTCTACGATCAGCTCATTCACGATCTTATAAATGCCGACGTAGTAAGTAGCAGAACCTTCAGTCATACCGACCTCTGTGCCCTTAGCGATAATCTCATCACGCGTAGCATCGAGGTGATCTACGAACCAGGTGTTCAACTGAGAACTCATGGAGGCTGGAGCTTCCCAACCAAAGGCACGACGCAAGCGATTGTAATTCGCTTTTGTCTGTTTCTCATCGTACTGACCTAGCTCAGCGAGCTTAGCCATGACTTCGTCCTTATCACCTTCAAGGACCTCTTCTTCAGTAAAGCCTTCAAGAACCTCTTTCCATTTGGAATTGGTCTTAACAATCTCAGGCATCTCGAAGCCGTCTTCTGCAGCTTTCTCACGGATGTACTTGTCAGCAGTTACTGGAGTAATGCCGATCTCCTTAGCTGCACTCTTGGCAAATTCCATACCTTCTGGATCAGCCAGATCAACACCTTCGACCTTACCTTTCCACTCTTCCTTACGCTGAGCAGGTGTAAAGATAAGGCCTGCTTCAATTGCCAGTTTGCGATATTGAGCAGTCGCTTCTTTCAGACCTAACTCAGTCTCAGTATAAATAGCCAGGACGATTTCATCTTCAGTCAGTTCGATATTCTCTTGGAAGATCGCTTCTACCAGGGATTCAGCTTCAGTTTCAACGTCTTGTACATTCAACTCGATATCTGCAACTTTATTTTTCTTGGTCATTTTTAACTTCCTTCAATAGTGTATCAAATAAGTCTGTACCGAAATGGTACGAGACATGGGGTAAAATATTCATCAGACTCTTGTAACGCTTTCTGATCTCGACTTGATTGATAGTTACTTCTTCTTGTAACCCTTCTACGTAGTGCTCCTTGTTATCGAAGTCAGGAGTTCCATCTCCGTGACAATAAATAAGAATGCTGTTCCATAACATCTTATCCAGTATGGATTTTAACAACTTCATGTCCAAGCTATTAGGCTGTTGGTAAACCATATAAGATGGAGGTTGGACTCTATCAAATATGTACGTACCAGTATTTATCTTCCCTAGCTCTTCCATACTTCTCTTTATACAGTGCTTGAAGTCATCACTGGGTCCACCCGCATGGATAATTTCTAGACCTAATTCCTCTGATAATCTCTTAGCTAGAGTGGACTTGCCTGCTCCATTAGGTCCTTCCAGTATTATGGATTTCACTTAGACAAACCATCAAGGACTTCACGCATCTTAGCCTCTGGTCCAACCCAGTTATCTGGCTTACAGGCATCAGGTGATTCAAAGCCTGGACGGCTTGCCACTTTGCCCTTGGCCTTTGTCATATTTGCCTCATGGATAATACAGAATAGCTTGACAAAGGTTGACTCGTCAATGTTCAGACTTATTAAGCCTAGCATTGCAACTTCTAACGACTGGATTAAGTAACCTGTCGCTGTTACTGTAGCATCTCTCGTAGACATGTTTCTATAGAGATCAGCACTACTTACCAGGTCTCCACAGATTATGGAGCTATCTACTGGCAACGCACCATGACTCAGGTGCTCATACATGGATATATCCAGTGGTTTGTCATCACCATAGAAAGTATCTACTAGGATAATAGCGCCTTGAGTTGTCACACCATGGCGATACAAGCCTCCTAAGGTAAAATAGATACTGTCAATAAGAGCATCAACTTGATCCACTAAGTTGCCGTCATTCACAGATTCCTGGTATTCTATTGCTTCCTCCTTTAATTGTGTATGGAGTAACTTTACCATATCATTATTGATATTCTGTAGCTTACCTCCAGGCTCTTTAATCATGAGAATCTCACGGTTGAAGATTCCAACTCTTATAAATATCTCGGTCATCGAGTCCATATTCTATCTCCAGGTCATAATCGTTAAGTTCATTGCAAATCTTTTTAATCAGTTTGTCCATGTAATCCAGAATGGATTCTATTGGACGGGCTAGCTTCAAGTCTTTCAGGTAGAGGTAAGCGTTAGGTATCGCCTGTGTATCGTAGACAACGTCATATTTGGAGAATAAGCTCCTATCACCTACTCTAGCCAGAATGCTCTCTGATATGTCATCCCTCCTTGGATAGTCTGTCTCGTTCTTTAACACATCTGCTACATTCTGGTACCTAAGATCACACGCTATCCATAACAGTAATAGTGGTGAGGTGTCAGTGAAGAAGTAACCTCTCACAAGCTCGCCATCCTGGTACACTTCCGTGTGCCTACCATGAGGTCCGACATACTGAAAGACTATCTTAATCACTCATCCCACTGATCAAGTTCTTGGACTAGAGTATCTTCCAGATATCCCTCGACTGGAGGTTGTCTACCATCGGGCTGCGTACTTCCGTCAGTTGGCTGGGCTAACTTGGGCGTAGTGTCATTCTTCCAGGCATCCCAAGGCTTCTCTTCCGCCACATCCATTATTGGACCAATCGCACCAGCTGATACGAAGTCACCTTGGGCGAACTCGAGCTTAGGTACACTGGCTTCTTCATCGAAACTCAGCTTAGTAATTACAACTGATGGTGACGGAATACCCGCTTTGAATAGAGACTTGCCATAAGCTCCAAAGGTTTTCAGACTATTCACTGTAATACTCAACAGGTAAACAGTGGGACTGTCTTTTTCTAGGTCAGACTCAAGAACTACGTAAACTCTCTTAGAATCCTTACAAGCTTTGGCCTTACCCCCAGACATGCTCTTGGCTGATCCCCAGGCATTCATGGGACAGGTTCTGCAGTTCTCACTGATAGGATTGTCTACAAATACATCTGGATGTGTGCCATTACTTGACTGGCAATCAGGTGCGTCCGTAGCGCCTGGGGTATAGCTACCTGCGAAGTAAGTCTTGGAAAAATGATTCTCTGGAGTAATACCTACGATGATAACATTGAGCTCATCACCATGCTTCACTTCCTCTTCACCTTCCTTGGTAGTAAATCGAGATTTCTTGAGAGAGATCCGAGGTACGCCTCCAGTTCCCGTATCCATCTCACCTGTTTGGGTTACGTCCTTCTCTCCCAAAGCCTCGCGAATATGCGCGGGTAAGTTTGCTGTATCAGTCATACTAACTTCCTCATTTCTAACTAGCAAGATTGCTAATTAGTTCTTTCTAAATTGGATCACCTGTTCTTCAGAATAGGCTATACCAATATCAGCTGGGTCAAGTCCATCATCCATTAGGTTGATGATGTGGGCCTTGGAAATGTTATTCGTGAATACTGTATAGTCTTGTGTACTCTCGACATACTCGATGAGCTTCTCTCGATCAGTAACACTGGTATATTTCTTAACTGTCTGGAATGCAGTACCATGCTCTGTCTTAAAAGACTGGACTCCCATATCACGTGCTTTCTCAAGAAGGTCGAGCTCAATAACCGCGAGTTCTTTTTTAGCCTCCTTTTCAAACTCTGTGAATAACTTCTTCTTCATGGAGATTTCATTTCTTATGGTAACATAAAGGTCAATCATATCGGCTACAGTCATTTCATTTAATCCTTGATTTGATGATTCATTATATCGCGTTTAAAATTACTTGTAAACCCCTTTTTAAAATTATTTTTCAAAGGTTACTATTCATTATAATAAAGCTCGAGAACTTCCTGAGAAGTAATCTCCTTCGTTTCTAAGGCCTTATATAACTTCTTCTCAACTTTGGTACATGAAAAGTTTATAATCAGCTGTTTCTTTTTCTGCCCAGACCTTCTAATCCGTCCAATCGCCTGCCGGTAATACGCGTTGCCCAAGATCGGACCAAAGAATATTATGGTACTGCAAAACTGCATGTTCACTCCATGGGATAAGATTCTCGGCTGAGCGATAAGCACAGAGAATCTGCTAGCTTTAAAATCTGCCAGTATCTGATCTCGCTGCTTGCGGGGAGTCTTTCCATAAATGACGCGACTGTCTTTTACCTGCTCGCCGAGATGATCTGCGACTTTTACGAACTGGGAGAATACTATCACCTGACCTACTTGCCTAGCGATATTTTCAATAGAGTCGATCTTGTCTTTTATCCCCATGATGATTACGTTGCCGTCTTCATCATACACAGCGCCAGCAGATATCTGAAGAAGCTTGTTGGCTTTTATGGCAGCAGTTTGTGCAACAATGGTACCTTCGCCGAACTCTGCAAGCTGGTCCTTCCTCACCTTATCGTAATACTTCTTTTGCTTGGGCTCCATGTCGAATTCCATGGTGCGATAGGAGATATCTGGAAGGTCAACACAATCTTCTAGCTTGAAGGCTATAGCTGGCTGCAGAGCAGCGTGAATCACTTTAGCACAGTCGAGTCGGGGTTCGAATATGAATGGAGCTATCTGAACTAAAGTCATTTGCCTCCACCTGGTGATATATTTTACTGGTAATCCAGACGGGTTCACGCACTTGCCGATTCCAAATGCATCCTCTGGTGAGTTAGCTAGAGGCGTGCCAGTAAGCCCGTAGGTAGCCTTGGCCTTATCGCATATCTTCTGCGCTTGGATAGACCTCTTGGACTTGTGGTTCTTATAAGCATCGACCTCATCAATAATAATCACGTCAAAGTTAGCCTTGAGGAACTCAGCTCCATATGTACGAACAGCATCATGGTTACTGATATAATAGCTAGCATCCTTAGCTAACGCACGTAATCTTTCTGGACGAGTTCCATGGACTATAGAATAGCCTCGATTGGGAACTGTCTCTTTAATCTCCTCGACCCATACTGAATGCATAATGGAAAGTGGGCACAAGATAAGGGTCTTCTTTATTTTACCCTCCTCCATAAGGATGTCAGTGGCCCACAAGGATGCTGCAGTCTTACCAGACCCCATGCCCGAGAAGTTATATCCCTTCTTATTTTGGAGCATGAAGTTAATTACGGCATACTGATGTTTGTATGGATCTCTATAAATAAATTCGTAGGTCATCAATTACCCTCGTTATATCACCTTCTTCCCAACAGATCAAGCCTATTCCATCTGACTCAAGTATAAAGTCTAGCTCTCTTTGCTGTAGCGCGGAGAGCTTACCGCCTCTCTTCTTTACTTCTATGGCGAAGAACATACCATTCAGACAGCCCACTAAATCAGGTATTCCATTATGACTGAACTGTGTCTGATGGATCTTCCTGACATAAATGCCTGGAAACTCATCCCTGAGTCTCCGAAGTAAGAGAGTCTGAACTTCTGACTCTTTCAAGCTAGCCATATTTGCAGTCTTCCTTAATCAGGCAAAAGAAACAAAACTTGTTTTTCTTAGGAGCGAACTCTTCATCCTCGTTAACCTCGATGTACTCAAGGTCAAATCTGGCCTTTGTCTTCTTATGGTCGGCTCGCTCGAAGATTACCTCAATCTTTCTCTTATGCTCAACAAACAAGTAGAGAGACTTAACTGTCTGTATTTCAGGGTATAGCTCGAAGAGATAGGCAGCAGTCATATGGAGCTGGCCAAACTCCTCGTCGTATGCTCTAAACTTACCAGACTTGAAATCGATGACCGTCATTACTTCTGGAGTCTCGAAGATCACCATATCGATGATACCACGAAACTTCACATCCTTAGGCTTACCAAACCAAGAGGTCTCTTTCCATTTATGATCAAGAGCCAACTGTTGCTCTGCAAATATGGAATCAGCCCCATAGGCACTGAAGTACCAGTTAATCAAGGGTACTACGCCCCTGGATATAGCTCCCATGACAGGCTTTTTCTTCTCGCCCTTCATGAACAGTATATATTCTTCGAGCTGCGTGTGTATCTTCGTGCCTTTCACAAATGCGGGATTGTCTCCCTCGTCAGGATAATCCTTACGGATATACTTGGCAGCGAATTGATCAGGACACTGGCGGTAGTTAGATAGCCGTGACCAGGATAGTGCTATATCAGTTTTGCTCATCTTCGTCTTCCTTAGTTAGTCGAACATATTTATTACAGGTACTAACACTGGCATTTACGTTTTGCTTAATCCATGGAAGGTAATACCCTCGCCTGAATCTCTTCTTAAGAGCTATGAGTGTATCACCACACAGAACCTTCTGTTCCTCAATCTGCATCTCTAAATCATTTATTCTCTCTATTCTTCTATTTAACTCAATGGTTACTTGTAAAGCAGATTCCTTTCCTATAAATCCGTGATTACCAGTGAAAGATGTCATAAGCTATTATCACCAAAGCACATACTACGTTAATGGAAACTAGGGCAGTACGTATCATCGCCACCCTATCCGCTTCTCTATCTGTTAGATTGTCCTTACTACCAATCGCTTTGCACCAGAGCCTCCACACTATATGGGAGTCAGGTCAGCTAAATTCGGGCCTACAGCACAGTCCAGAGGGAATGCTAGTAAAAGCTTCTGCCTGGTATACTTGGAGTAATCAATGGAGTTAAGAAATTCCTTCATGATTAGAGGGTCGTCATCCTCTGGCATCAACCAGCACAAGCTGTCATGGACAGTTATCTGGAAGATGTTAGACGGGAATCTCTCATGGACCTCACCAATTGCTATCACTGTCAGGTCAGCACCACTACCTTGAATTGGCTGGTTGATCGAAGAAGATTCACCTGACCAGTCAAGCTTGTGAATATAGAACCGTCTATCCATAAGGGAATGAGAGAACCCGTTGCGACGCGCCATGCCGATAGCCTTATCCCAGTAGCGTGGTATGCCGGGATACGTCTTCTTATAGGAGTTCAGGTAGTGCGTGGACTCTCGTAAGTTAACGATCTTGTCATACTGCTCAAAGAATTTAGTCTGTAAGCTCTTCGCCCCGATGCGGTACTGACTGGATAGATTAGTCAGCTTTCCACAGTTCCTCTGGTCTATGATTTCTTCGTCAGTCTCCTTCCCTTCTATTATGGAATCGTATGGAGTACCATAAATATTCTCTGTCGTGAGGCTGTGGAGGTCCATTCCATTATGGAACGCGTCTAGCATAGCCCTATCCTCACTGGCCTGGGCCATGAGTCTCATTTCCTGAGCAGAGTAATCCGCATAGAAGAACTTGTAACCAGGAGGTGCGACCATCGCTCGCTTAACATCTTTGTCCTTTCGTGGGAGCTGGTGCAGAGCGATTCCTACCTGGTATTTCTTCATCATCTTACTGGTATACGTCATTCTACCAGTGTATGAGTTAAACAAACGAGGAGGCGAGTGCATGGTGTTAGTGCCAAGATAGTCCTTAGCCTTCATAAATCCCTGGATATACTTATTCCTTACGGTGATAGCTTTTTTCGCTTCCATAAGTTTAAGCAAACGAGGATCACCTGACTTGATAGCTATAAGCTTGAGATTAGATGCACTCGTAGAGGGTTTACCTTTCGGGGTCAAGCCTTCAGGCGCCAAGCCCCAGAGTGTGAATAGCTGATACGCTAACTTAGATGGAGAGCTCACAATAGATTCGCTGAGGTCAGCCTCACGAAGCGCTCTGGCGATCTTAGCCCCATAGACTACTTTCATCTCGTCAACTACATCATGGTCCACGAGGATACCCTGCATGTACCCTACAGCCAATGGAAGTAAGGCTTTGCACTCAGTTATGAATCCTTTGGCTTGCTCCCTTGGTAAGAGCTTCTCAAGCTCACATGCGAGCTCCAAGGTTAACTCTGTATCAGCAATAACTCGAGTAAGCCAGTACTCGTCGGAGTCTTCCATATTATCCTTCATTCCGAGGAATTCAGCGGTCTCAGGATGATCTGGAAGCCAGCGCTCTATACAGTTGCGTAACGAGTATTGGAAGTGTTCGTCTCTCTGGGAATTGTTTAACCACTTGGCTAGGATGCCAGTGTCTCTGAAGATGATATGTTTTATGGTATCGTAACCTACGTTACGGATTAGGACTGAGATATCGAATATCGCATTGTGACAATAGACTACAGGTTCTTTGAGATTCTTGATTGTTTCTACAGTTATTTCTGCACTGTCTGATACTACCTTCGTACCATCTTTTCCAACTGCGCATACTAATTTGACATAAAACTCTTCGCGGTAAGGCTCTAGGGCCCAGGCGTTCGTCTGTTTTACTGTTGGATCGAACGGTCCGGTCTCCGTATCAATTGCATACTTTGTCATATTTCTCTCCAATTAAATTTGGACACTAATCATATCACAACTAATGTCCAAAGTAAACAACTATTTTCTCCGGTTAATTAACTGGAATATATCCTCTCGGGTAATAGTGCATATCCTCATCATCAAACCTATCCTCTGGATACTCGAAGCAAAACTTAGGCCCGAATATTCTGAAGGCAGTATCTCGATTCTCTTTGTACGAATCTCCAGTTATGACTGCAATGCAGTCCTTGTCAAATATCACACCATCAATTTCATGGGTGTGGTCCTGGCCAAAAGTTACGAAAGTTCTATGCGCCACCATAGTTACCAGTCTTTACTTTACTTATGGAGCTAGGAGAGTAGCGCCCGCAGCCATTATCCACGAGCCACGCTGCTACCTGGTTAAGGCTGTAGCCTTTCTCGTTTATTAACAGCTCGATTATTTTCTCGTAATCCATGATTGGTCTACGAACCAGTACAGCATTCTGAGCTCTAATCAGTACTTCTTCAAGCGGTGGATTTGTAATTATATCTTGCGTCATTTTTGTCCTTCCTTTATTTCTCAATTTGAATATACATTATATCGTATTAAAAATTCCTTGTAAACACCTGTTTAAATATATTTTTATCAGGTGTTTTAACTTGCGTAATTATGTGATATAATACGTGTGTATAAGAGAGCAAAAATTACTTTTATTATTTTACACCAAAGGGGTTTACGTGACTAAAATAACAGTCTATAATAATGTGCTCTATGGAACTATCATAACAAGAACGAGGAGAGCTTATGAAACATACCTAAACTAGTAATGGCGTCTCCCATGATGAGACTAACTAACTACTATGAGAGAATAAGATGAGAAATTTAAAGCTAGATAATATACCTCTAAGTAAGAGACTAATAACAAACTTGCTGCCAGGGCTTAAAGCAGACTTAATCCCTGCTTACTGGAATGATGAAGGCAAAAGAGTAGTGCCGCACGGATGGCAAAATTACGATTCCAGTGATGATGATATGGACAAAGGGTCAGACGTGCTTTATGGTAAGAAACCCGAAGGATATGGTGTCATAGGAAGAACATATCCCATTGTAGATATCGATATCAAGACTCCTGAGGGCCAGGAGATTGACCCTGAGCAAGCATTTAGAATTATGGATGAGGCAGGTCTTAATCCAACCTTTACTGTAAGGTCCAAGTCAGGTGGTATCCACTTGTATTACGATAATCCAGGGTACGAAACTAAGACCATGGCTAACTGGAGCATATACAAAGGAGATGAAGGTTCCATAGATATTAGAGGGACTGGAGGCTACGTCCAAGGCCCTGACCTATCCATAGATAGCGAAGACTGGGAACCCGGACACTACGTTGTTATAAGGAATTTACCTGTAGCAAAGTGCGATCACGAGCTTCCCCAGAAGAATGAAAGTAAGAATGTTACGGAAATAAATGTTAAAAGAAATGCCGAGATGAAAAAAGAAAAGCTTGGTGAAAAGAAGCTCGAACTCTATAGGGATATAGTAAGCAAGAAGGGAAAGGTTATAAAAAAGGGAGCAATAGTAAAGAAAGGTGAGAGGGATAATATACTGTTGCTGATCTCAGGCTACTGTACCAGGAGAGGCTGGGGTAACCAAGAAATTTACGACGAGTTTGTGATGTATGAATTTGCTGCTGGCGGGGAGGGAGACGAAATTACCTTCGAGCACCTCCTTGAAAAGGTTGATAGGGATAACAAAAAGAATGAGAGCGAAGATTCCAGAGGCGAGCAAGTATTTAAGTACCTCATGGAGAATCTGCACTTCCTGTCTGACGGTCAGAAAATGTATAACTCTGATACTAACACACGAGTCACCAGCCTCGAGGGCTATCATGCGTGCTACCCTTACTATGTAAAGCGTACCAATCCCAAGTCTGGTAACTTAACAGTGGTGAAGGTTACTGAAGCTTGGCGTGAATCTCCAGACAAGATAATTACTGGTGAGGTAGGCCACAAGCCAATCAGGGCTAGAGTATACGAGGAAAGTGGTAAGATGTTCAGTAATTCTTTCGTCGTACCAGAGATCATCCCATGGGAGGAGCCTGTCGGGATTGATCATCCATTGATCATAGACTTTGTCAGTATATTGAGACAGTTGTGTAATGGGAATGACGATACCTTACATCTCTTATTATCTCAGAGAGCCAAGAAAATACAGGAACCTTTATGGAGCCCTCATTGGGGATTCGTAATGATTACTGAGAAGTTTCGCTTAGGCAAAGGATTACAGGCTCAGATATTTGCCAGTATAATGACTGGCTCATCCAATGGATATACTGAGATAAAACCTGCGGACATATTAGACGGGAGAAACAGACATGCGATGAATTCCATGTTAGTCTGCTATTCTGAGCCCGTAGTTTCTGGCCTGAATAATAACCAAGGAAGTGCATTAATAGAAGGTATAAAGCTGTTTATGTCTGAGACCGCTGGTCAGATAAAACTATTATACTGTAACCACAGTGTACGTATGCGATTCTACTTCCTTAGTGAGATTCATTCCAATACGGCAGACTTCACCAATATGAGTGAGGGCAACAGGCGCTTCGCACCGATCTTTTGCTCGCTATCTGCTTTACCAAAGGATGTGTATAGCAGAGTCGTAAGAAACTTTAATGAGGTAGAAGACAAAGAAGGTAACATCGTTGAGAGGCTATACGAGAGAGACTCAGTAAGAGCTCTGACTAGATTCCTCATGGACTACGAAGTAAGCGAGCATATCAACGATGTAGAATCTCCAGTGATGCCTGACGTGAAATATGTGGCTGAGAAAAGTCAAGGTATAGACTACGGGAATCTTCTCGACTCCATAAGCAATCATCAGGGAGCTCTATACTCTGATGGCCAAACTCTAAGCACCATGCGCGAGGCGATAGCAGACACCCAAGGGGTTAGTATGAACAGAGCTAATGAGCTTATGAAGAGATTGAGAAGTGAAAATATAATGATTCCTTTCTCTGTTACCATGGGGATGCCTACAATGTCGATAGCTTCGACTCGTGATGCTTCACAGTATATGAGTGAATTATCAAGGATAAAATTAATATCAGGAGGCAAAGCCAGCGTGTTTATAATCAGAAATCACGAAGTGCATCTAAAGTTTAAGAAGAGCAAAGATAAGATGCCTAAGAAATATGTTATGGGCCTGTTTTTTAATCAGCATGTAGAAAATGAAGAATATAAAGATCCCAAATAGGCTAATGGCTAAAGTATTCAGCGAGCAAATTAGTAACTCTCTTTTTTATAATAAAGAAGTTGGTTATTTCTTGCTCAAGGATACGGACTGCCATGCCTCAGGCGCCAAGCTGAATACCTTGAAATGTATGGTGGGAAGTCTTGCTACACTGGATGCTAAAGATCAGAAGGACCTGATCAGATTGTTTCCTGATCATAACTTAGTATTTAAGGAATACAGATGGATAGATATAAGACCAAAACTTGAATATTTATTACAGTTAGAAAGAAGCCCCTTAAGAATTCTCTGAAGGGGCTTCGCCTCCTACCTAGTCAGACAGGGACTTGATAAAATCCTCCGCATTTGAGCCGATATCTATAGCTATATCTACTCCCTTCAGGTATATACTACACCCTTCATCTGTTTCCCTAACCATTGCTATACTTCCAGGAAATATATAAGTGGACTTCCCTCCTGGACTGCTATCTACCAATTTTATAATCTCTGGTAAACTTACTTTAGTTACTCTACGGTCTGGCGTTTCTGTTTCAATCATTTTCTATTCTCCAAAGGCGCCGGTAAGCCACCGGCAAGGCTCGCTCCATGTGGAGCTACTACTTACTGCATACGGAGCTATTTGCCCCAGTATCCTGTATTCTCCATAACATCAGAGACGCTGATCACACCCAAGATATCATGGCGTATGTCTTCTGTTAAGATACCGTTGGTTGGAAATCTCCTGTCCAGTATGGCATAGATACGGAGGATGGAGAATAGCGTATGCTTCTTGTGCCTGTAGTTGATGAAGATCAGGTCTATCTCCTGTATCAGCTTCACCATGTCTTTGTGTATCTCAGGCTCGAACAGCTTACCAGCTATATATTCCCTTATCTGGGTGAGTACCATAATGTGAGTGTGCTCCTTTGCCTTAACAAAGTTAGCAAACGCTTTCTTCATGGTTTCTTCACAAGATTGGTCAAGGTCATCTGCATTCGCCGACTGCATACGGGAGATTTCTTCGTATGCTTGACACGCTTTAGTCTCGTTGCTAAGGACCTCTTCAAATTCCTCGCTGCTATCTTCTCCTGCAAGACTCGTTTCTCTCGCTTCTTCAACAACTTGGCTATGGATTTCTCTCTCTTTGGGGCTCGTCTTTTCATTGTTATTGCTCATTAGCTTACACCTTCTTTAAAGTCTAGTGCCATTTGTCTAGCATCTTCCATAGTCTCTGCTACCCACTCACCACGCCCTAGTGCTACTACATGGTGATGAACTCCCCCTACGGTATTGCGGATTTTCTTATTGGGTATCTCGTCACTGTATGTCCATCTGATATCGAAGAACAGCTCGCCGTCTTTTTCTATTAGCCCCTCACTGCGTACCTCTGAGTAGCACTCATCAGTCCAGAATGCTATTGCATCAGCTTCTTGCGCTGGCAGGTCTTCACCATTGTAGTGACAATCACCTTTACTGCATACGGAGCCAATCTCAAATCCATAGATGGCTCTATGACTCCAGCCATACCATTTATTATCCTTAGGACTAAACCCGTGCCCAGCGGTAAGCTCCTCGGTTATCTCTTTCTCAGCTAAGAAGTCTACGTGATTCTCCATACCTACATGGGTGATGTAGCTTCCATCAAACTTACTGAGATATACATCAGTCAGTGTGTCGTGCGGTCCCAGGTATACCTGAATGACCTCGCCTACTAGCTCCAAATAATCTTCAGTTTTCATATCTTTCTCCATAATGGAAGGGCCCGAGGAGAATCCAAGGGCCTCGCGCTAAGCGCTTCGCTAGTGTACAGTATCGCCGCCAGCATTGACTGAACTAGTAGCTACCAGATGTATAAGCTCTAATTCCTCCGTCTCCATACTTACTACCACTCTCTCCATGTCGATGCTCTCCATAATAGCCACCATAAACATCATTGGAGGCAGGAAATCTTCCAGCTCGAGCTCCCGCTCACCAGACATGTCTATAATATCGTTGAACATACTGTCTAAAGTCTGGAACGTAGCCTCCTCGATACCGAGGTCACGTGCTCTTCTCCCGAGCTTATTCCTAGCCGTCACCATCGTCTCAAACAGCTCGCGGCTCGTGAATTCCATCGTTAGTACATCTTCTTGCGTCTCCATATTATTCTCCAAAAATAATTTTAGGTGGCTTTCCGGGATACAAGGCTCCCGGCTGGTGCTGTGCTCCATAAGGGTGAGAAGACACCGCTCGCTGCACGAGGCTCCAAGCGCCGCGCGCGGGGCGTGGTGTCAATGCTCATCTTGCTCGCTCCTGTTGTCAGTTATCCACTCAGACAGTACCATAATGGAATCAACCGCCGTCAGCCCAAAGTGCATCTGGATATCCTCAACCGTCGTACTATTCACCTCTCTGAGGCTGTCAACAGACATATCTAGATAGCTCCAGATAAGTGTTGACCCCACTCGTCTCTGCATGTGGTCTCTATAGTCAGTACGTGATATGCTCATCTCTTACCTCCAACCTCCGGGCCAATATAATAAAGCCCCGAAGGTAGCTAATTGGTCAATTTGGTAATTTTTATATAATGGCGGAATAGATTTAAATGTGTCTGGATCGGTTATTAACATAGTATTGATGGAGTTATTCATAATAGTAACCTTTGTTTGTAAAGATAGCAAATAAAATTATTTACTGTAGACATTATATATTATTTAATTAACCTTGTAAACACCTTTTTAAATTTATTTTCACCAGAAATAGGTTCAAGTGGGTTCAAATGGCGCTTCCATAATGTAGGGAGGAGACGGACCCTGACCCGTGCAGAGTTATATGAAAATGGTGATTGAGAATGATTAGATAGGTTAGTACACCCATAGTTTTGTTGGAGAGAGTGAAAATACGGCTCCATAAAAGGAGGAAATTGAGGCGCCTCGCGCCTTGCTCGAGGCGCCACGCGCGAAATGTGTCCATAAAAAAGGTGTGCAAATGTTGAGAGTGACCCATTGGAGTGACAAAAAATGCTTGTATATCAAGGGCTTATGTGCATTTACTCTCTTACTCTTATATATATATATAAGTAAGTAAAATAGGGTAGTATATGAGACATTGCTCATATACAGCACAGTGCTGCACACTGCCAGAAATTCCCAGGCATGTGTGGAGCGCGCGCATGTGGGAGTAAGTGTGTAAGTGCTTGATTTATAAGCACTTTTTTGCAAATTAAAGTGGGAAAATGCGCGACCACTTTTAAGCCCTTGATTTATAAGCACTTTTTTTGGCGTAAGTTTCACGTTCGCGAGTGGCGCTTCGTGTTAAGAGCCAAATCCCATCACTTTACCCAACCTTAACAAAGCTCGAGCTAGGCGACGAGAACACAGCGCCTCGAGCGTAGCGCTACGCACTTTGTCAGGTCAATCATGGTAGCTCCACGGAACTGGCGCTGGCGCCTCGAGCGTAGCGCTTTGTCAGGTCAATCATGGTAGCTCCGTGGCGCCTGGCGCGTGTCCGGACGTATTCATATGGTAATGTCAAATGGTGGTTAAAAAGTGACGCCACTTGTCCTCACGGCTAACGCAGCGTGTGTCCAGCCAATTTTATGACCACATGTGGACATTTATCCATCTTTATTTAAAGTTGGGTGGCGAGCCCCCTGGGGACCAAGGTTATACCAAGGCAACTGCATATGGCTCGGGCCTGGCGCTACGCGCCATGTCAGGTCATTTATGGTAGATCTTTTTATGGAACTGCATATGCATATGGAACTGCATATGCATACGGAACTGCATATGCATACGGAACGAGGCGCGAGGCGCTGGCTCAGGCTCAGGAGGAGAGGATCACGGGACTTAATGCCCTCGCGAGCGAGGTGACTCTTTATTATGGAGCGGGTCGGACATGTAATCAATGGTATGGGTTTGAGGGAGGCGAAAGGCCTCCCTCTATTATATAACTCCGGCTTCAGTTAGCGTATACAGAAAACCGACCAACGCTATACCGACAACCGCTATACCTAGGAATATCCGCCAAAAAGTCACTACTAAGATTAAACCGATTATAATACCTAATACTTGCATTATTCACTACCCCCGAAAATGACAGTAATTACCTTTTTAATTACTAGCCCGCAAACTACCATTATACTGCCAAAACCCGCTAACCCGACCATAGCAAAGATCGCAAGCATTCCATAATATAACACTAAATCATACATTCTAATATTCCCTGATTAGGCAAATCCTTTTGCCTATTAGCTTCAATTTACTTGTTTAACAAGTTTGCGCGCTCATCTAGCATTTTCTTTAATTCGATTACTAATCTATAACTATTAACATAATAACTCACGCTGCCGCCTTTCATTCCAATTTCTACACACTTCTTTTTTATTTCATCACTGGTGGCAGCCATACTATCATCTAAACTCAAAAACCATTTCTTTAGCTCGCCGCTTTTACTTTCAATTTTTACGCTAACTCCATTCTCTTTGCAAACCTTTTCAACCAATTCGCGCGCTTCAACTTTACCAGCTACCTTGCCACTAATATCTAAATAACCAATAACTTCGGCAACGCTCTTGCC